TACAGAACCTAGAATGATAGGTACGTCTCTGTAATCGACCATAGAGTCAATCATCTTCATTGTAACTGTGTATTCGGGTTGGAAATATGGTAGGATTTGTTCTACTATTTGTAGTGCATCGTTCATGTTCTTTGCAAGAATCGATAGACTAAATGTTAAATTGTATGGTGCTGGTTGATATTGGAATCCTCTTTTACCTGTGTCTGCAGTCTCTAACTGTGATTTAGAACTCCTAATTAGTTTGTTTTGTTGTCTAGTTGCATCATATTCGAACCCTGTAAGTTCGAATGCAAGTCTAGGCATACTGATTGCAGTTCTCATACCATCACCAAGGTTGGCATCTTCTGCTAATCTTTGTAAGAACTTTTGTTTTGGCCCATAACTTATGGGTACTTTTTGTTCCGTGAGTACCGTACCGTCTGATTTTACTTTCTTGATTGTAATGTTATTAAAAAGAGTACCAAAAATTGATACAGCTCTCTTCATTGTTTCATTATAAAAATAGGTACCAAACATTATGAATAGTCCTCTATATACTGTTTTATTTCTGCAACTGTAAATAGGTTTTCTGCATCTTCATCTGCTATTTTAATATCATAACTGGACTCAATGTCCATAATTACTTCAACTACTGATAACGAATCTGCATTTAAGTCATCAACAATATGTGACTCATCTGTGATTGTAGATATATCTACATTTAATCTATCTGCTAATATTTTTTCTATCATTATGTAACCTCACCAAATGGGTTTGTTTCTGAGAAGTCTAGGTATCCATCTGCTTTATCTTCGAAGTCTTTATTCTGTGCATCACCATCATTTGCAAACGTTAGAACGTCTGTAATGGATTCTATGACCACTGTCTTACCACTTGATGCACCAACCAAGGTATCACCAACTGCAAGGGTTCTTGTAACATCCTTGATAGTAAGTTTACGTATCTCGTCTGATGCGCCTGGCGTCCAACCAATAACTTCACCAGTTGCAGCTCCACTGTAATTTATAACTTCTTGAATTGTAAATTCTCCACTTGTATTTGAAACAACCATTTCGATTGTGTATGCCTGTTCGTTTTCTACTAAGTCTACTACTGTTCCAGTATCGAAATCCTCTCCACTGTATTCGAACAACTCACATTGTAATTTGAATACAAATAGTTTTCCGACTTGATAGAATGGGTTCTCATGTTCTACAAATTTGATTTCAAACATTGAACCACTCATAGGGAAGTAAATTAAATCTCCCTCGTTAGGTCTTAATGATGTGGTGAGATTTGAATCTAAAGAAATGAATCTTTCCCATGTTCTTAATGATATTACAAAGGTTGCAGTATCCCTAACTGAGACACCAAACTTAGACATTAAATCTCCATCACCTTCAAACCCATCTGTATTTTCTAGATACATTTCTACTGAGTATGCATCTCCAAATTTGGATTGTACATCTTCACCAAGGATAGTATCCTCTTCTACAATTTCTCTAGGTAGGTAAAATGTTTCGTGTCCATACATTCTAAGTGACTCAACAACGATGTCTTCATATAGCATCTGTTCAGTATTAACTGCATGGTTAAAAAATACGTTTGTTGGCATGTTTTTATCCCATTAAGTCCATGACTGGCATTTCAAAATTCAGTCTAGACTCTTCTTCTAATCTTGTAATTTCCTCTTGTGCTTCGGACTTCATCTGTGCAGCGTCTAATGTGACTCCGCCAGGCAATGCAATTCCCGAAAACTTAGATAGGTTTTCACCCCACTGATACTTAACTAATGCAGTACAATATTTCTTTAACCATATATCGTCATAGACATCTGTCATATCGGTTGGGTCAATCTTTCTGTAACATTCAATGATTAGATATTCACCAGCTGTTAAACTATCTGCATCTAAATCTAGATACAATCTATTAGAATGCATGTTGTATCTAATAGGTGTTCTTCCAACTAGGATGTTATCCATCATTGTTATATTCTGCTGTACCATTTCATAATACAGAACGTTAGTTGAAGTTAAATCATATAAGTCATTTAGTCTTAATTGATATCTTAAATCAAACATGTTTAGATTATGTTTGTCATTGAATGGTAAAATGTTTAAAACAGATAACACATGTTCGGGTAGAGTAAGATAGTTTTGTTGTTCTTTATATGTTTGATTACTTACTGCATGACCACCTGCTGTTGCAGCTGAATGTGATTCATCTGTCTTGAATGAATCTAACTGACTTTGTGTAAGTTGGTGTTTTAAATAACACTTAATACTACCATCATAGCAGTATTCTCTAAAGTATTGTAGACCTTCATCAAGTCTATCATCAAACTGGTCATCATCTACGTTGATTTCCAACACAGGTGCGCCTAGTTTTCTCTTAACGTACTCCTTGAGGGTTGCTTTTGAATTTGGTTGTGCCATAATAGTATTCCTGTTTAATACTATTTATGCGTTTTTTATTCTTGGAAATAAGTCTTAGTAGTAAGTTTATCGATTTTATCAGAGATACGGTTCATTTGGTCTAATAGTTTAGACATATCTTTCTCAATTTCTTCACGTGTGACATAATCTTTGGCTATCTCTTCACGTGTCTTATTGAGAAGAATCCCTTGGCGTGATACCTCTTGTAGTGTATTCCTAAGTAAGAAACCTATAGGTACAATAACAAAGACTGTAATTATATTCCATAGGATATAAGGTGTGATAGTAATTTCCATACTACTATTTAGAATAATCAGTTCAGTATGGGGTTACCTATTTCATCTAATTCAAAAGTAAATTCATTCTCATTGGGTGGTGTCCCTTGAGGGTCTCTTCTACTTGGGGAAGCTGAAATTTGATGTACTCTACAATTGAACGAAATTGAGTATCTTTCTTTGTCTGTAGGATTGGGTTCTACCATATGCATTGCACCACTAGGAAACATTATAAGTCTTCCAGTGACAGGATGATATCCTATACTCTCGTGCATTCTAGCATTGGTAGGATGGTCTGCGACTACCTTTGGGTCTGTATTGATTAGTTGTAGGTCACCTTCATCACCGTCTCCATGTATATAAAAAACTCCACTATACCAACAACCATTATGTAAATGTGGTGTATTCCATGCACCTTTATCATTTATATTTGCCCATGTATTGTCTATTTTAACTTGTGCATCGTCGGGATGAACTCTGAAGAATTGTTGTACTTCATCTCTCAATGCAGTTTCAATACATCTAACAATCTTTGCAAAGGCTGGATGTTGTTCTACCCCATCTTGAGACTGCCAACCAGTGTACCTGTTTGATATTTGTCTACCCTTGGGGTCTCTTTTTCTCCATGCATCCATTTCTTTTTTAAGAGTCATTATATATTCTTTGGAGACAGCATCTTTACCATACTTCTCTTGGTCTAATAAATTTCTTTCAAATATGAATGTTGGGAATGCTAATCTAATTGTCATCTGTATCTCCGAATAAATCTAATTGTACTTCTGCATTTTTTTCTACTAAATCGGGATTATGCATAGGACACTCGGGTGGTGGATTATCTTCTTTAAACATTCTTCCCTTCTCATTCCAATACTTAATTCTTCTATAGGCACCAGCCATTCCTTCAATATGTCTTTTCTCTTCTCTAAGTTCGGGTGACCTATTCCATTCATCCATTGTTTTTAGTTTACCACCATCTTCACCCACTCTATGGGTAGTTCTAACTGACCTGTTCTCTTGCCACGATTGATTGTCGTATGTTATATAGGATGCATTCCAAGTCTCTCTTCTGTAAGGGATGATTTGAACTAATGGTGTTCCAGCTTTGATTATAAAATCTTTATTTGTTTTAGGATAGAAGATAATTTGAGAGTTATCCATATTAACATTAAATGCATCTGTATCAATCATACCTTGCCATGTTGCAAAATACTTATTTTGAAATAGAAATGGGTCTAAGTATAGACAAGAATAGCCTGGCGGAGTAATAATATTCCATGGTGCTTTCATTTTGAATGCATCTTTTGTTGGTGCATCTTCTTTAGATAAGTAAGTAAATTGATGACCTGCTTGTCCAGCTGGATGTGTTGGTGATGAAAGTCTGTCCTGTGGGTCTGTTCTTGAATTACTAGAATGTTCACTTACAAATACTTGCATGTCTTTCTTTGCACAAATTAACCATCCAGTCTTTAACCAGTCATCCATAGCAGGACATGACCTTATAGTCTGAGTTTTGTGACCACGAACATTCTCTTGAACCTTCATAGTCTTCCACCAATCGGGAACTACTTTCTTTGCTAGAACTGGTCTCCAATTCTCCGTGGTTTGTTTATCATAACATGTAAATTCAATCGTAGGCATCTTCACCCCATAAAGTCTTTAGACTAATTTCATCTCCTCTTATAACCAAAGAACGTCTATCCATATACCTTGCAGCTGGTTTTGGTGCATCTGCACCATGTGGTATTCTTCCATCAAATATTAATAATCTATTGGGTTTAAAATACACTTCTGCAACTTGATGATTTTTAATATGGTCTTCTCTTCCATGTATTCCTTGTTGCATTTTATCATACATTCTTAAAGAACCACCCCAAGAATCATTCCAAAACTTATTTGGATAATATAAAAATGAAAGATTCCAATCATCTTGAGGCTCACAATCTGCATGTGTTGTTCCCTCTAGTCCTTGAGTCTGAGAATTCAAACCAAAGTATTGAAATCTCTCCCACATAAATCCGAAGTCTGTTTGTAACTTTCTATTGAACCAATTCATAAGATATGTATCTTTAGGTTCCATACCACGTTCTATTTCTTGGTTCTCACCTCTAAAGAATCCAACACCCCAAAAACTATGGTGTGGTAGTCCTGTAGGACTGTCTGAGTTTACTTGATTAGTTTTTGCCCAATAAGAATTTCTAGTTATCCTATCATCAATACAATGATGCATCGTTGTAGATAAGTAATCATCTAAAACGTATACCTTTTGCAAAGGCATATCTTTGATATGGAAAGGTTCTTTAATGAACTCTAACTCAACGTTAAACCCCATTGACTACGGCCTAGTATCTTCTGGCGTATATGGACTAGGTAATTCACTCTGATAAGCGTCATAGTCTTTTAAGAAGTCTTCTCTAGTAGATTGGATTTCTTGAACTAGTTGGTCTAAAACAGAGTTAACTGCATCTGCAAATTCCATTGCTCTTCTAGCGTTATTTCTATGTGGATGATTCGAACCTTCTCTACCAGCATAAGTAACTTCAGATAGATTATCAAAGTTATACTGTTTACATTCTTGGTCGATGTAATCTTTAGTTGTACTATAAAGAGTATTGATAAATTGCATATTGAGACTGTGACCTATAGGTGGTTCACTATTCTCAATGTATTGTTCAATCATTTCACACTCTTCTTTTGAGAGTGCAGTTTTTTGTTGTCGGTCAAAAGCTAGACCTTCTTCCCAGTTTAATATTTTAACTTCTATATCATCATAGATGATAACATCAAACTCAAAATCAAAAGCTGGTTTGTCTACAGAATCGTAATTGTATTCAAGTCCGTTAGGTTTACGGATGAATAAAGTTCCTTCACTGTCATATATAAATGCGTTCATAATTTAGTTCCTCGGTAATATTATAACATACTAATCGCCAATTGGCAATCTTCTTTTCACTTTTAAAAAGTCTTCAAGATTATTTATGGTTGAATAATCCATCCCTTTTACCCATGGGCCACCACGTGTATAATGTATACCACTGTAGTTGTACTTTTCTTCATGGTTATCATATCCTTCTACAAAGATATAATGTTCGGGTATTTTAGAGATTTTATCTGTCCACTCAAATTGATGTAGCTGTTTTCCTGTCCAAGTGTTAACAACTTCGGGTGTTAGCTTCTTACAGTCTTCATGTCCATTATTGAATACCATCATACTAGACCAAAGCTTCTTAGGGTAATCTATATTAACTTCACCATCAAACTTTGTTTCATCATGTTTGTATTGTGGATATTGTATACATGCAACAGCATCATTAGGGTTTAAGTAGTAAAACATTGGTAGTATACTTTTATTAAAGATGAAGTCATCATCAATAAAGATACTAAATCCTTCGTAGTTCTCTAAGTAAGGTATTAGGAATCTACTGTATGTAAATTCAGTACTTTGATTTGCATACTCTCTAGTATACTCGGGAATCTTAGAAATGTCAAGTATTTTAACTTCGGGTTCCCATTTAACTTGGTCATGCATCCAACCTCTACCAAATCCGTTTTTAATACTTTCTAGGATTGCAAACTTAGAACACTTAGACAAATCTCCATGTCTACTATCATGTCCAATATAGATTGTTAGGGGTTTACCTTTTGCAAGTTCATAGACCTGTTTGTTAAATGCATGTACTTCATCTCTGAAATCTAAGTCCATTAATGCAGTATTATATTCAATACAACCATCCACATATGTGAATGAACAATGGTATTGCTTGTCTAATCTCTTTAACTTAGTATACCACATCTCTAATACGCTGTCAAGGCTTGTCGGTTCAACTTTCACAACATCAAAATTATCTATTACCATAATTTCCATATCGTTGTCTTGCATCTCTTCAAAGACACCCGAACGAATAGAGCCTGGGTGTATTCTAAATGTGTAAGTAGATTCAGTATTCATACCAGTGACACCATTATCTACAACATATCCTTGAATAGGAGCTCTTAAACCTTCCTCTTGGATACTTTGAATTAGCCAGTGTGCTTTTGCACCGTGATAATACATAGACAACAATGAACCCTCTGCATGTTGGTCTCTGTTTTCAACTGTGTCCCAATCGATTAATGTATCTATATCTACATATCCATTAGAATCTTTCATGTCCATACCTGCTACGCCTGGAATTACCTTTCTAGGTTTCTCTGCATAACCAACTGGTAAAAACTTGTGATAAGTTACTGACTCATTTCTTAATCCATTGAACCCACCAAATCTGTTTTCTTTTCTTAGATATTCAAAGTCTTTCCACTTTGCAATCTTTACTGGTGGTAGAATTTCTTTGAACATCCACTCAAGTATTTTATAGGTTTCTGAAGTTTTTGAATAGCCTGGTTCTATATTAAATGCACCAAGATGAAAATTACCAATGGCCTGTCTTTCTTGTGAGGTTATCTTAGGGTCATAAGGTTTTATTAATTCTTTTGCTTGTTCTAGGGTTTCAATTTTCTGCATGGTATCTCCATAATATCTGTCCTATATTTAGTAAGATAAAAAAAACCCCTCTTTCGAGGGGTCTTTGTTCACTGTCGGGTAGGTTCCTATGATGTGATTGGTGTTGCAGGCCATTGTTGTGATACCACTCCATCCCATCTTGCTTCGGGTGTTCTCCCTTGTCTTGAATAGGTGAATGGACTTCTATGCTGATAAGTCGTTGGTGTCTGACCTGTTCTTTGATATGTAAACGGACTTCTATGGTTATAAGTCGTTGGTGTCTGACCTTGTCTAGCATACGTAAACGGTGACCTGTGAGAATATGTTACAGTTGTTTGACCAGTTCTTTGATACGTAAACGGTGTCTGTGCATTCCTTATGTTTGGTTCTTGAGCAGCTGCAATATAAGGATACGGATTCTGTTTGTTTCTTATATTGGGTTCTTGTGCATTTACAGGATTCCTATAAGTGAACGGTGACCTATGTTGATACGTAGAAGGTTGACGTGCATTACTAGGATTCTGATAAGTAAACGGTGACCTATGACTATACGTAAACGGTGTCTGATTGTTTCTAATATTAGGTTCTTGTTGACTTCTAATATTAGGTTGTTGTGCATCTCTAATATTAGGTTCCTGTGCAGATACAGGACTTCTATATGTAAATGGTGACCTATGACTATACGTAAACGGTGTTTGTGCGTTTCTAATATTAGGTTCTTGTTGTGACCTTATATTTGGTTCTTGTTGGTTTCTAATATTAGGCTCTTGTGCATTACTAGGATTCTGATAAGTAAACGGTGACCTATGACTATAGGTAAACGCTGCCTGATTGTTTCTAATATTAGGTTCTTGTTGTGACCTAATGTTCGGTTGTTGTATGTTTCTAATATTAGGTTCTTGTCCATTACTAGGATTCTGATAAGTAAACGGTGACCTATGACTATACGTAAACGGTGTCTGATTGTTTCTTATGTTTGGTTCTTGTTGTGACCTAATGTTCGGTTCTTGTTGGTTTCTAATATTAGGCTCTTGTCCATTTACAGGATTTCTGTATGTAAACGGAGACCTATGGTTATAAGTAAACGCTGCTTGTGCATTTCTAATATTAGGTTCTTGTTGACTTCTAATATTAGGTTCTTGTGCCGAACGTATATTAGGTTCTTGTCCATTTACAGGACTTCTATATGTAAATGGAGACCTGTGGTTATAAGTAAACGGTGTTTGACCCTGTCTTGCATATGTAAATGGTGACCTATGAGAATACGTTAACGGTGACCTATGTGAATACGTTAAAGGTGACCTATGTTGATATGAACTCGGTTGTCTTGCTTCTCTTATGTTAGGTTGTTGTGCAGATACAGGACTTCTATATGTAAATGGTGACCTATGATTATATGTAAACGGAGACCTATGGTTATAAGTAAACGGTTGTCTTGCATTAGCAATGTAAGGTACTCTGTATGTAAACGGATTCCTTGCATTATTAGGTTGTCTTGCGTTAGTAGGGTTCCTATATGTAAATGGTGCTTGGAATGTGAACGGTTGTTGACCATTCGCTGGATACCTAGCATTATACGTAAATGGTGCTTGGAATGTGAACGGTTGCTGTGCATTCGCTGGATACCTTGCACTATACGTAAATGGTTGTTGAACAATCGAAGGCGTCTGTACATCAACGGACACTTGTCCGTTTTTGATAGTCGGTTGTTGTCTTTGACCTATTGGCATTTTAGATTGTTCCTGTTATATTAATATTTCTCATTTGCTTACGGCTCCATGACATTAGGTGGATTACCACCACCAAAAGTGAAGTAGTATGTAAACGGACTTCTGTGTTGGTACGTTATGGGTTGTTGTGCAATACTTGGGGCCCTAGAGTTTGCACCAGTTCTTGCGTTTGCAATGTAAGGCACTCTATATGTAAATGGGTTTCTTGCACTATTTGGTTGTCTTGCATTCGCTATATAAGGTTGTCTATATGTGAATGGGTTCCTTGCATCGTTAGGTTGCCTTGCATTAGTAGGGTTCCTGTACGTAAATGGTGCTTGGAATGTAAAAGGTTGCTGTGCATTCGCTGGATACCTTGCATCATACGTGAATGGACTCCTTGCATCTCTAATGTTAGGTTGTTGAATTGCCCTAATGTTAGGTTCCTGTGCGTTTACTGGATTCCTATATGTAAACGGAGACCTATGGTTATAAGTAAACGCTGCCTGATTATTTCTAATATTAGGTTCTTGTTGTGACCTAATATTTGGTTCTTGTTGTGACCTAATATTAGGTTCTTGTGCATTTGCAATATAAGGATACGGTTGTTGTGCAGAACGAATATTTGGTTCTTGAGCAGACACAGGGTTCCTATATGTGAACGGTGACCTATGTTGATACGTAAATGGAGACCTATGATTATATGTCAAAGGACTTCTATGTTGGTATGTACTAGGTTGTCTTGCTTCTCTTATGTTAGGCTCTTGTGCAGATACAGGACTTCTATATGTAAATGGAGACCTATGAGAATATTCCAAAGGCGACCTATGTGAATATGTTAACGGTGACCTATGTTGATAAGTTGCAGGCTGTCTTGCATCTCTAATATTAGGTTCTTGTCCATTCACTGGATTTCTGTAAGTGAATGGAGACCTATGTTGATAGGTAAATGGTGACCTGTGAGAATATGTCAAAGGACTTCTATGTTGGTATGTACTAGGTTGTCTTGCTTCTCTAATATTAGGTTCTTGTCCATTCACTGGATTTCTGTACTCGAATGGAGACCTATGATTATATGTCAAAGGCGACCTATGTGAATATGTTAACGGTGACCTATGTTGATACGTAGAAGGTTGTCTTGCATCTCTAATAAAAGGTGCTTGTCCATTCACTGGATTCCTATATGTAAACGGTGACCTATGTTGATACGTAAATGGAGACCTATGACTATACGTTAAAGGACTTCTATGTTGATAAGTTGCAGGCTGTCTTGCATCTCTAATATTAGGTTCTTGTCCATTCACTGGATTTCTGTAAGTGAACGGTGTCTGTGCATTCCTTATGTTTGGTTCTTGTGCATTTACAGGGTTTTGATATGTAAACGGTGACCTATGTTGATAAGTCGTTGGTGTTTGACCTTGTCTAGCATATGTAAATGGACTTCTATGTTGGTATGTACTAGGTTGTCTTGCTTGTGCTATATAAGGATACGGCTGTTGTTGGTCTCTTATATTAGGTTCTTGTGCATTTGCAATATAAGGATACGGATTCTGTTGGTTCCTTATGTTAGGCTCTTGTGCATTTGCAATATAAGGATACGGATTCTGTTTGTTTCTTATATTGGGTTCTTGTCCATTTGCAATGTATGGATAAGGAACTTGAGTCGCAGTCTGCCCCGATGCGTTATTCCATCCTGTAGGGGTTTTAATGTAGATTTGGTCAACTGCTTTCCATGTGGAACTAGCTGTTTTTACCCATGCACCTTGAGTTGAATTCCAACCTGCTGGTGTTTTGACCTTTTGTGAACCTGTTGCCATTTAGTTATCCATTAATAATACTGTTATTTATTAGAATCCTAAACTCCTAGATTAGGAGTAAAGAATCCACATATCACCAACCGCTCCATCTGAACCGCCAGGTGCAGAAGTTGATTGGTAAACATTTCTTGCAGTTCCACCACTGTTAGATGCATTCGTTATTGTTAATGCACCTGTGGATACCGCTGCTGGTGTTACTGATAATGCACCAGTTGAAGCACCTGTTGCAGTAGTTGTTCCGAATGCAAAACTTGATGCACTATCGTCCCAACCCATAAACACGTTACTTTCATCACCTCTCTCAATGACAATACCTGCGTCTCCCGATGGAGAACCAGTTGTCCCTGTTCCTAATTCAATCAACGAATCTTCGATAGTTGTGTTAGTTGAACTATTTGTTACTGTTGAACCATTTACTGTTAAGTTACCTGTAACTACAAGGTTACCACTTGCAGATACGTCTGCAAATTGAACATCACTAGTTGTTGCAACTGCCTGACCGATACTAACTTGACCCGAACTGATAGCAACACCAGTACCATTAGAGAAATGTGCTCTTGTCTCAGCTGCACTTGGCCCTGTATATGTAATAACACCAGTTGAATTGTTATATGCAAGTGAACCATCTCCACCTGCGTCTGTTACTGAAACTTTTCCTCTGATAGTTGCATCTGTAATTGCAAGGTCGACTGCACCGTCACCAGCATCATCATATGTTGCAGTGATGTTTGTGTGTGAACCGTTAGTTGCTAATTGAGTTCCAACTGTGTCTTGAATGTTTTCGTAAGGTACTCTAATTTCTAGTGTTCCAGCTGCATCATCATATGTTGTTGCAACGTTTACACCAGCAGTAATTAAAGCGTTAACTCTATCGTCAACTCTTTCATCTGTATAGTATAAGTTACCACTCTCACCAATGTGAGATGTGTTTAAAGTAACTGAAGCACCTAAGTCTACTGACTGTGAGTTAATTGTTACACTGTCATTTGCAAGTTTACTGTTTGCAATTGAACCTGCTAACATGGCATTAGTAACACCAAGTGCTTTAACTCTTAATGCATCTGAATTTGTTTCGATTGAACTATCGTCTACTCCGACTGATAGAACACCACTTGAATGTGCAAGACCGTCACCTGCTACTGAAGCATCTAGGTTTAAAGTAACTGCACCACTTGAACCACCACCCGATAGACCGTCTCCAGCTGTAACACCTGTGATGTCCGCTGCGTTTCCGTCAATTGTAAGTGTTCCAGCTGCATCATCATATGTTGCAGTTATGTTTGTTCCACCAACAATCAATGAACCGACTCTGTCATCCACTCTTTCATTTGTAAAGTAAAGGTTACCACTCTCTGTGATTCCACCAGTGTTTAGTGTGATGTTTGCTGTACCGTCAAATGAAACACCCGAGATAGTTCTTGCACTTGCAAGTGCAGTAGCAGTTCCTGCTAATCCTGTTGTATCTTGGTTAAGTGTTCCGACTGCAAAGTCTAAAGTGTTATCTGCATCTTGATACGTAACTGTAAGACCACTTTCTGTATTAGAAGTGACCATATTACCAACTGTATCTGAAATAAATTCTGCGTCTACTGCAAGGTCAATAGTTCCATCTGCATCTTGATATGTTGCAGTAATACCTGTTTCAGTATTTGAACTGAACATTGCTCCAGCAATATCTTGAACTCTTTCTGTAGTGTGATATAAATTAGTTGAGCCTTCGTTTAAGTCATCTGAATCAAATGCACCCATATTGACTGCAACATCATTTGCATTAACTGTAATACCAGTTCCAGCACCAATGTTTAATGTTGCAGCTCCACTTGTTGCACCACCAGTTAAACCCGAACCAGCAACTACTGATTCGATGTCACCAGCATCGTTTGTGAAACTGAATACACCAGTTGTGCTGTTGTATGATATATCACCAGTTGCTGATAGAGCAGCTCTTGCTCTTGCATCTGTAAAGTAAAGGTTACTTGAACCTTCTGTAATTTCGTCTGAATTGTCTTTTGTTAGAATACTTGCATCAACATAAGCTTTAATTGATTGTTGTGATGCAGCGTGAGATGCACTGTTCGAAGACATATCGTCTTCGTCTTTAAGGTCGATTGCAATGTCATCTGCATTAACTGTGATACCTGTTCCAGCAATAGCATTTACTGTTACATCACCACTTGTTCCGCCACCTGTTAGACCTGCTCCAGCAACAACACTTGTTATGTCTCCAACTGGAACTGTTGCAACTTGAGTATCAACATATGCTTTAATTGATTGTTGAGTAGCTGCATGTACGGCACTATCTGATGCCATATTGTCTTCGTCTTTAAAGTTGATTGCAATATCGTCTGCATTTACAGTAATACCTGTACCAGCACCAATGTTTAATGTTGCATCTCCACTAGTTGCAGTACCAGTTAAACCAAGTCCTGCGTTAACTCCTGTGATATCACCAACATTACCTGTAATTGTAAGTGTCCCAGCTGAATCATCATATGATAATCCAATACCAGCACCTGCTGTTAGTAAGGTATTTGCAACGTGGTCATCGATGACCTCTATAGCTGCAGTACCAAATGCACCTGCTACTAAGTCACCCGAACTATCTAGAACATCATTTGTTCCTACGGATAGACCGTTCTTTAGTATAAAATTCTTTTCCCCTGCCATTAGATTGTACCCCCATCAATAACTGCATTTGATAATCTAGTATCGAATGAAGTGTTAAATCTACTTGAAGTAAAGTATTGGTTCGTGGAACCTTCCGTTAAGTTATCTGAAGTAAGTAAAGATATTGCTGATACAGCTAGTTTTCCTGCTGAGGAAATAACTTCTGTTGAACCAACTGTAAGTCCGTACTCAATTACGAATGTATTTTGTGTTGCCATTTATGTGTCCTTTTAAGGTTTACCTTGAGGGGTGTTACATTTATTTATCGATTCACTCCTCTTAAGAATGTCCTATAATCTGTCTTTTTAAAATTACTTTATCTTTTTAAGCGTCAACTAAAATCTTCTTAAATTTAAAGACCGTTGAATTACTGGTAGCAGGAGTAGTTCTGATACGTAACGTTCCGATGTTTATATCTACACCAAACGTTGCAAGTTCGGTAGTTCCTGTCAAAACTGTACCGTATTGTGAAACACTTGCAGTAGTACCATTATGAACTATTGAAAGTTCTGTGAACTGATACGTTCCACTTGTTGAATCTGAAATAGACACTTCGTACTTTGCACTTCTATAAGAGCTCGTTGAAAAAGTATCCATGGTTGCTTCAGAGGTTGATGTAGTTGTTACCGTTCCACCTTCTAATCCTGTAGGTGTTGCAAAAGATAGTGTTCCACTACCATTTGTGGTTAATACTTGACCACTACTTCCGTCTGAAGTTGGATAAGTAATACTTGCACCTGTTAAACTATTTGTAGCAGTCAATGTTGTTGCAACTAAGTCACCAACATGTAAGTCTGCTAAAGCATATCCACTACCACTTAAATTAACTGTGGTAGAAGGTTCTACTTCTAGACCATCAAACAACTTCCATGTGGAGTCTGACGCGTCTCTAAATAGACCTGTATATTCACTTGCACCACCCTCTCCACTTAAACCGTCATTATAGTTACCATATATTCCTATGTCAATAGTGTCTGCAGTTGTGTTACCACTTGCAAGTTCTATCAATGAATCTGTAACCGATTGGGTTGTAGAATCAATAATTGTATTGGTTCCGTTAACAGTTAGGTCACCAGTAACAACAAGATTCCCACCTATGGATGTATCTCCTGCCGTTTGTATCCCTACATCTGCTAAAAATTTAGATTGAGTTGCCATAGTTCTATTTATAGCTAAAAAAAGGGGAACCGAAGTTCCCCTTAAAAGATTTTGGTCTTTTGTTTATGCGTCTACTGTTGTTCTATCAAACTTAGTAACGGTTGATGAAGTTGAAGCAGGTGTGATTCTCAATCTGAGGTCACTTCCACTTATATCTGCATCAAATGTTGCTAGAGCAGAACCACTTTTTAACGTGCCGTAAGCTGTTAGTGTTACATTGGTACCATCATGAACTAATATTAGTTCGGTACTATGAAAGTCACTCCCTTCAGTCATTGCAATAACATATCGTGCAGCTCTATAACTTGCTTTTGCAAACGTATCCAAGTTAACTTGGGTAGTTGCAGTAGTAGTTAAATCGCCTTTACTTCTGTTTGCATCTAAAAGGGACTTACTTGTACTGATTTTATCTGTTGATGTATCGTACTGGAAGACACGGATTAATTCTGCTAATTTAAAACTATTTGATTTTGCCATTAGTTAATCCCCCCTTAAGAATGTCTAATTTGGAATGTATCAATTGTAGTGTTTGTGTTGGCTGGAGTAACGAGTAATCTCATTGCCCCCGAGTCAACGTCTGCACTCAATGTAAACAAACTTGCTGTTGAATACACATCACCGTATTGTACGAAGTATGCATTCGAGCCGTTATTAATAAGTAAAACTTCACATGCATGTGTCCCTGCCGAAGCATGAGTTGCATTAATTACATACTTGATGCCCTTAATTGCCACACTATTAGAAGATAATACTTGGTCTGCTGTTGTCGCTGTTAAAACACTTGCAGTGAAGAACCCTTGTACAAGGTTCGCTGCAGCTGTAATTGCAACTATTTCTAACACGTCACCACTTAAAGCATTTGCTTGTAGTGTTATTGTCGTACTGTTTGTCGTTGCATAGTCTATGCCACCACCAATTAGTTTTACACCATTTAAGTAAACTTGTTCACTACCTGCTTGATAAACTAACGAGTTACTATCATCATCGTTTCCAGTGATGACTGTTGTCGTTGAGCCTATAGTGTAGGTAAATGTTACAACTCCACTTGATGGTTGATTACTAAATGAAAGTGTGCCTGAACCATTTGTTGACAATACTTGATTCGACGTTCCGTCACTAGTTGGGAAAGAGTAGGCGTCATTAACAGAAAGAGTTTTAGGATTAGAACCGATTTCTGTAATCGCTGCTGACCCATCGTTCTTTTCAGTATACATTCTACCATGATAGGTATTAATCGCGACTTCACCTAGTGATAAATCACTAGTAGTCGGAACTGCATTCTGAGTCGAACTTCTTTTAAAATTAATAACTGTTGCCATGTTACTCTCCTAGTATTGATTGATTGATGAAATATTAATTAAAATGTTCCGCCGTCAATACCAGTGATTGAAACTGCACCACTTGATACTGTAAAGTTTGCTGTGGCAAAACTTGCAATACCTTTATTAGTTGTAGTTGCATCTTCTCCACTTACAGTTGCTGTACCACTTGAGTATGATACGTCCATACCTTCACCAGCATCAACAATCACGACACCTAAATTAGATGCACTTGATTGTTCAGCACTGATTGATATAGAACCAGCACCGTTAGTTACATCGATACCATCACCAGCAGTAATAGTTCCCAAAGCCATGTCTCCATTGGCTGTGTGACCCATAAGAATCTGACCATTAGTTGGTGCAGCTCCATCAATCTCTTTGATTGACCCACTTAGTGTTAAGTTCGTTGCTTCCACACCACCGAATACTGCGTCCATAGCAGTTCCACTGAATACTGAGGAAGAATCTGTAGCTTGTTTAAGAGCTACGAACTTAGTTGTATTTTCATCGTAACCAAAGAAACCAACTCTAGCAGAACCATCGTTGTATTTAAACTTAATACCACGGTCTAAGTTATCGTCTGAACTATCAGCACCAAGTTCGAAAACTGGGTCTGCGATTGATACAGTAGTTGAATTAACTGTAGTTGTAGTTCCGTTAACACTTAAGTTACCTGTTACAACAACGTTACCACTTGCAGTCAATGTTGTTGCAGTGATGTCGTCTGAGTTTAGTGTTCCGCCAA